ACAATCACTTATTTGGGCAGCAAATATGTTACACGGTGGTTGTAATGTAGAAGGTGTCACAGACCTAAATAATACACGATTGACACAAGCGATTCATTATTTCTTTGGTGATTGTGAACAATACTACCATCCTATGTTTAGTGATGTTCCCAATGCAAAATATGCAAAGAAATGGTGTGATGATACTAATAATATAAAAACTTATTTGGATAAATGATTATGTTTCAGTTAGTTCAAGAATTTGAAAAAGAGATTGCAAAATTCTTTGGTTCACCATTTGCTATTGCAGTTGATAGTTGCACTCACGGTATTGAACTTGCATTGCGTTATACTGGTGCTAAAAAGATAAGTGTCCCAAAACGCACATATATTTCAATTCCATTTCTTGCAAATAAACTTAACATAGAGTTGGAATGGAAAGACGAAGAATGGTTAGATTATTATTATCTGACTAATAATATAATTGATGCTGCAGTTTTGTGGAAAGAAAATAGTTACATTCCAAATACAATGATGGGTGTTAGTTTTCAATATCAAAAACATTTATCACTTGGTAGGGGTGGCGTTCTTTTATTGGATAATGAAATAGATGCCATTGAGATAAAAAAAATGTCTTATGACGGAAGATTGCCGGTTATACCATGGAGAGAACAAAACATATCCACCATTGGTTATCACTACTACATGACACCAGAAACTGCAAAGAACGGTTTGGAAAAATTACCAGATGCAATAAAAACTAAACCTAGACAATGGGTTGTTTCGGATTGGCCAGATTTAACAGAAATGAAAGTATTCAAAAATAATATAGGACTATGACATGATTAAGAAAAAAGCATTCATAACTGGAATAGGTGGACAAGATGGTTCATATTTGGCAGAATATCTAGTAGGAATTGGGTATGATGTCTATGGAATAATAAGAAGAAACTCTACACCAGAACACCAACAAAGTAGACTTGATGGTGGTAACAAAGATATAAAAGTGTTCTATGGCGATTTGTTAGACCAATCCAGTTTAGAACGATTACTTTCAGAAATAATGCCGGATGAAATATACAATCTTGCGGCACAAAGTCATGTTAGAGTTAGTTTTGATATACCACAATTTACTGTCCAAACAAATGCAGTTGGTGTTCTAAACATACTTGATGCTTATAGGAGAATCTGTCCTAATGCCAAATTCTATCAGGCATCATCATCTGAAATGTTCGGTAGTTCTGTTGATGAAGATGGGTTCCAAAGGGAAACAACTCTAATGAAACCAGTTTCACCTTATGGTTGCTCAAAAGTTTTTGCATATAACATTGTTCGTAATTACAGAAACTCATATGATCTTCATGCAAGTAATGGTATTCTTTTTAATCACGAATCACCAAGACGAGGATCTAATTTTGTAACAAACAAAGTTGTTAAAACTGCAGTTAGGATAAAACTTGGGTTGGATGATTCATTGGAATTGGGCAACCTAGATTCATTTAGAGATTGGGGACACTCGAAAGATTATGTTAGGGCAATGCATCTTATATTACAACAAGATACTCCAGATGATTGGGTTGTTGCAACTGGCGAAACTCGTTCTGTTAGAGAAATGTGTGAATACGTTTTTTCCAAACTCGGGTTGGATTACAAAGATTATGTAATTCAAAATCCAAAGTTTTTAAGACCAGAAGAACTGCCTTATCTAAAAGGAGATTCTACTAAAATAAGATCTTTACTCGGTTGGAAGCCCGAATATACTTTCAATACAACTATGGATGAAATGGTAAATCATTGGATGAATGTTTTTGGAGGAAGATAATGGAAAGATTAAATGCATTTATGTGTAATCCTGGAAACTTTGGTGATAAAGAAGTTGCAGAACAATGGCCATGTTTTCCAAGTAAGTATTTACATTGGACCCCTTATGAAATGCAAGACATTGCCATTTGGATTGACTGTTGGGATTCACCGTGTATAAAAGAAATAACACGAACAGATATAAAATATAAAATTGCAGTATTGGTAGAACCGAGAGTTCTTGCGCCTTGGCATTATCAATTTGTATTAGATAATGAAGAAAATTTTGATTTGATATTCAGCACATACATAGACTTTGGTTCTGATTCAAAAAACCCTAATAAATTTAGAAAATTTCCAGGTGGTGCTAGAACGCTAATCCATCCAGAAGAATGGAATGTATATCAAAAATCAAAAAATATATCTACAATCATGTCACACAAATCTTATATGCCTGGTCATAAATTAAGACATGAGATAAGAGAAAGACATGGTAACTTGTTTGAATCAATTATTGATTATGTTAATCCGGATTTTAATTCAAAATTTTTAGGATTAAAGGATTATCGATTTGAACTCGTTATAGAAAATGAAGACGATATGTTTTTTTCTGAAAAGTTATTAGATTCTATGTTATGTGGTTGCATTCCTATTTATTGGACAGATAGAGACACATCGTATCTTGATATGTTCGATAAGAACGGTATAGTATTTTTCAAAGACGCTGATGATTTTTTTGAAAAACTTTTAAGTGGAATGTTCACAGAAGAATTTTACAATGAAAGGATGGATGCAATAAAACACAATTTTGAAGAAGCAAAAAAATACATATCACTTGGCGATATGCTTTGGGATAATGGTATCAAAGATTTAATAGGAACAAAATGAATAACATAAAAGTAATATACAGAATATCAGACGCTGGTTACAATAAAGTTAAACCACTTTATATTAACAATGCCAATTGTCTACAAAATGCAGTTAGAGTTTTTGGAAAAGAAAACTTCCATGTGATTGCAGATAATGTATCGGAAGAAACAAAAAGAATAATTCGGCAATCGGGTGATATAGAAGATGAACAGATTGATTATGTTTCCGTTGGACATGGTGCGGGAACTTTTAATTTGGCATTGGATTTGGCATTGAAACAAGATGAAGAAACGCTTGTTTATTTCCTTGAAAATGATTATATTCATAAATCAAATTCATATAAGATAATGTTAGAAGGAATTGAATTGGGTGCAGACTATGTTAGTTTATATGACCATCCCGATAAATACATTCCTGCAAATAGAGGTGGTAATAAATTTGTAGATGAAGACGGTGGTGAGATAACAAAGATATACCTATCCGAATCTTGTCATTGGAAATTGGCAAACAGCACTACTATGACTTTTGCAGGTAAGGTAAAGTCTTTGAAAAGAGATGAGGCGATACTTCGTAAGTGGACAAACATGGGACACTACCCAAGAGATTTTGATATGTTTTTAGAATTAAGAGAGAATGGAGTTTCATTGATGACACCTATTCCTGGTTTTTCAACTCACGGTGAAACTGCATGGTTGTCACCGCTAACTGATTGGGGACAAATATGATTTCAGTAATAATACCATCTTATAGAAATCCAAAGTGTTTGGATATTTGCCTGAAATCTGCATTAGAAAATCAAACATATGATAATGAAATAATAGTTGTAATAGATGGATTCGTTGAAGAATCACAACATATTATTGATGAATATAGTAACAGAGTTTCATTTATACCAATAGAACAAAATTCCGGTATGCAATATGCACTAAATGCTGGAACATACAATGCAACGAATGAATGGGTATTGATTGTAAATGATGATAATGTTTTTCCGAAAGATTGGGACACTATTCTTGAAAAAGACTTTGTGGATAAATTGGTGATAACGCCAAATCAAATTGAAAGAACACCAAGTATATTCAATTTTGTTACACTTGATTTCGGTGGTGTTGATGATTTCGATTTAATACGATATACATTAGAGGAACAAAACCACAGAGAAGATTTACTAACAAATGATGGTGAGATATTCCCTTTCGTAATGCAAAAGAAATACTACATGGCATCCGGTGGGTTTGATACAATATATGATTCACCATTTATTTGTGATTGGGATTTCTTCTTGAAGTTAGAATTGATTGGTCTTAATTTTTTAAGAAGTAGAAAATTAAACTTCTATCATTTCGGTAGTATGGCAACAAAGAACGGATCAGAATCAAATAGATTCAGAGAAAGTGAAATGATTGCTGCAGAAACATTTGAATATAAATGGGGATTCAAACCATTTAGAACTCTAGGAAATTCACATTCACCAAAAGGAAACATTGTTAAAGGAATAATGTATGAATGATAAAACTATATTGATTACTGGTGGCGCGGGTTTACTTGGTGCTAGACTTTCGGATTGGATTGTAACAAATCAACCAGAATATAAAGTTGTTTCTGTTGATAATTTATCAGGTGGTTACATTGAAAATATAAATCCCAATGTTACTTTTTATGAGGCAGATTGTGTTGATAGAAAACAAATTGAGGATATATTCAACAGACACAAACCAACTTATGTATATCACATGGCTGCATACGCAGCTGAAGGATTGTCACCATTCATTCGTTGTTTTAATTATGAGAACAATCTTTTGGCTACCGCTAACATTGTTAATAACTGCATCAAACATAGTGTAGACAGATTGGTATTCACATCAACAATGGCAGTTTATGGTCATGGTAATCCTCCTTTTGATGAATCACATCAACCTACACCTATAGATCCATATGGTGTTGCAAAGTTTGGGTGTGAACAGGATATACAGATTGCAGGTGAACAACATGGTTTGGATTGGTGTATAATCAGACCACACAATGTTTACGGTATAAAACAAAACATTTGGGACAAATATAGAAATGTTCTTGGTATTTGGATGTATCAAGTTCTTAACAATAAACCAATGACGATATATGGTGACGGTGATCAAGTTCGTTCATTCAGCTATATTGATGATTGTCTTGAACCACTTTGGAAGGCAGCAGTAGATTATCGTGCGTCAAAACAGATAATAAATTTAGGTGGAACAAAGGATTGTAGTATAAATGAAGCAAACGATATTCTCAAATCAGTTATTGGATATGGTGAAACTATACACCTTGAACCAAGACATGAAGTAAAGTATGCACATCCTACTTGGAAAAAATCTGTTGATTTACTTGATTATACAGACAAGACATCACTCGAAGATGGATTAAGACAAATGTGGAATTGGGCAAAGGAACAGCCGATGCGTGAACAATTCATTTGGAATGAATATGAATTGGACAAGGGCATATATTCTTTTTGGAAAAAATAATGTTAAATGAAATTAACCATATATTTATAGCTGAAGTTTAACATTTAATTTTTTGGAGTATAGAGATGCATGAGATAGCAAGCACTCTTGTTGCGATTCAAACACAATTAAGATTCTTTCATTGGCAAACAAAATCATACGCTCGTCACCAGGCATATGGGGGAACATATAGTGCCATGAATGAATTGATCGATGGATTTGTTGAAGTTCTTATGGGAAAGTACGGCAGAGTTCCTGCATTGCCATTCAAACTTTACAATAGAAATGAAAAGGATATTATCGCTTTTATTGATGAAACAATTTTATATCTATTAAATTTGGATAATGTTCTAAACACACAAACAGATACAGACTTGTTAAATATCCGCGATGAAATGGTTGCAGAGTTTAACAAACTTCGTTATTTAATTACATTAAAGTAAAACTAATTAAAAGGTGGTTACTATGAGTGAAGAAACAAAACTCAATGAAAATCAAGAATCAAAAGGTCTAGGAGACACTATTGCAAAAATGACCCATGCTATTGGGTTAGACAAAGTTGCTGAGAATGTTGCTAAGGCAGTTGGAAAAGAAGATTGTGGTTGTAATAAAAGACGCCAGAAATTAAATGATATGTTCCCGTATAATAGATGATACCGAAAGATATACATAAGATTGCAGATAAGATTGCGGTGAAATGGGATGGGGATAAAAACTTCATGTCATGGTGTCAAGATACCGTTGGTAAAAGACATCTTGATGATATGACAGAGGTAGAATTGATCATGATATACAATAGATTAAAAAATGGTAAATACCCACTGTCATTGAATAAAGATGCCTAATATAAATCATATATCACCGGAAGAACTTTCTAAAATAATTAAACCGGGAGCGGCTGGTGTTTTAACCATGACCGCCTCCGGTGAATTTCTTTTAACAAAAAGAACATCAAAGGCACATTATCTAGGTGGTCATTGGTCTGTTCCATCTGGAGAGGTGGATGTTAATAAATTAGAATCAATGGAAGACTGTGCTCGTAGAGAGTTTTTTGAGGAAACAACACATCAGATCCCATTGGATGCAAAATTAACCTGTATTGATAGATACTTTACAGATGACAGAATATATTTTTTATTTTTGTATAAAGTCAAAAAACGTTTTTTCGTTAAGATAGATTGGGAACACGAAGATGTAAATTGGTTCACAAAAGAAAATTTACCACAACCAATATCTTCACAAATTTACGATGCAATACAAAGACTTTGATATTTATTATTATGAAAAATAACAAAACATATAAAGAATTACAAGATGCGAAATACATCATGGATATGATGAAAGAGGATGTGTTTGGACATAGAGTAACATCGTATTCACCAAAAGATACACTTCGTTTGAAAAACAAACTAATGCAACCAACAACTGATGCTGAAAAGGAAATGTTTGTTGCTACGGTTGAACCCCTAATGAAAAGAAAAACATACATATCTCCGGATAAAGATGCATTTCTTGATTCATTTGTTGATTTAGATACCAGAGTCAGTCAAAGAGATTTCAGTCAACCAGAAGATGACATGGATGAGTTGGATTATTTGTTTGGTGGCATAGAAGATATTTTGGATGATGATGAATAAACTGCTTTTTAATTTGAAATAATTTTAGTATATTTGTATATTCTCCGTTGGAGATATTGGAGATTGTAATGAACCCAATGAAACGAATCATAATCGAAGAAGCTGCTAAAGTTTTGAGAGAAGTGAAAAAACAAAAAAGAGTAAGTCCGGTTAAGTCTAATTTATTTGAGGCAATAAAAACTGCGGATATAGTTAAGAACAATCCTAAAAAATATAGAATAGCGAAAAAACTTATTGCTATTAGTGAAAATAAATTTATCAAAGAAAGAAACCGTCTAAAAGAAGAACATGGTCCAGAGGATGAATCCGAAATGGCAAAGGCACAATTAGCTGCAATCATGGAAAAATCTAATGAACTTTATAGAATGTTAGACGGAGTATCACATCTTGAAGATTGGTTACAATATAAACTTTCAATCGCAGAAAACTATATTGATGCAGTTCATGGTTATATGAAATACTTTAACGGAGGTGAAGAAATGGAATCAGACGAACAGTATGATGATCAATGGGATGATGTTGAAGAAGAAGATTTTAATGACGAAGATGCGGAATACTATGATGATGAATCCGAAGAAAATTTTGATGATTTCGATGATTATGATTTTGAAGATGATTATGAAGATTTCGATGAAGATGATGAGGAATTTATTGTATAAGTTAAAGGAAGATAAATGAATGGTTGCTGATTTTATATTCGTTGATGGATGGAGATTCTTTTCTTCAAAAGGAAATTACCTATACATAACAGAAGAAGATTTGAAAAACTATGCAGAAAACGGTTTAACGATAGATGAAATAAAATCAATATCATTTTCTTATCTAACTTCTCAAAATTTATTTGATTTTTCAGTAGTGGACAACATAGACCATGAATTTTGATACAAGAACTGTTATAGACATAATAAATCTAAACAATGATTTCAAAGAATCATTATTTGAATTGATATTGGAAGAACAATCAATGATTGATAACACCGATGAATTTCGTGATAAAATTTTCATTGAAACTGTTACGCCAATGGTTAAGAATAAAATAAAAGATTTTTTGTTTCGTAAGGAATTAACAAAGATGAATTTGGGAATCCTAAAAGGAATAATAAATCTAAACAATGTAGATTACAAATATCTTATTGAAGATGTTACATCGTTTTAACAAAAGGTTTTGAAATGAATAAGTTTTTTGAATTTCTTTCGATGGGAATTGTTACACCCATCTTCTATCTTATTTACTCTTTATTTGCAATCATATTTACATTTGCTTTAGGATTACCCATTGCTATTGGGATATACTTTATACAAATGGTTATGAACTGGATATTTGAAGGAGGTTTTTATCATGCCAACTTATGATTTTGAATGTGACAAATGTGGTAGAATTGACGAATACTATGTCCCACTAACAAATTCCGTTCCGGATAAATGTGCTTGTGGAAAAAATCCAAAACTAAATAAATTAGAATCTTTCTCAAAGAGTAAAGCAATACTCAATACAGATGGATTCTATGAAACAGATTACAAAAATAAGTGAGGTTACTATGAATTATCCCAAACATAGACTGGGAAAAAATGTTGTGGTTAGATTGGCACCACAAGTTGGCGTTATGGAATGTGAACTTAGACATTTGATTAGGGCATTTGGACAACCAACATTCTCAACTGAATCAGGTGATGATTTTGATGGTGTAGAAAAGGTTGCATGGCATATTGAATTTGAAACTGGTCATGTTGCTAAAATATCAGATGTTCGCCCATTTGGTTTGCATGAAATGCAAATCAACAGCATAAAAGAATGGAAAGTAAATGCACATGATGAGCAAGTATACGAGTGGATAAAAGAAAAGATTAGGGATGCCAACCCAATGGGTTAATTTTTGTTTTGATCTTATCTTCAAATTTGTTATATTAGTATAGTTAATAATTTTCAAAAGGAGTTTAGACAATGAGATATATCATTGCCTTATTCCTCGCAGTTGGCATATTAACTGCGAGTGACACCAAGACACATCTACATAAATGTTGTGTGAGTGGTGGTAATAGTAATGCAACACTTGGTCAAGTTGTTGCAGGTTTCAAGAACGGGTTTCATGTTGGCATTCGTATTCCAAAACGAGTGGCATTGTCCGTAGAAGAAACAAGAAATGTCGATGGTTTGGTTTATCCGAACCCGTGTTATGGCGTTGCAACTGTTGGTATGGACAATGTTAAATCAATTCAAGTATCTGACCTGTATGGTAAGTTTCTAACAGAGGGGATTGATGTTTTTACCAGAACTATCACATTCACAAATCGTGGTGTGTATATTGTTAGAGTTACAACAAACTCTAATGTTACTTATTCAACAATTATCATTTACTAATTTTAAGAGGTTTTATTACAATGCGTTATTTTATTTTGGCACTTGTTGCTCTCGTTTCGTTTAATGCTTTCGCTGGAACAAACATTCAATATCAGGCACATGCACCTGCTGGTTCACCAACCGAAACAAAGTTTTCTATCTACATTGCAGATAGTTCTTTCGATGAAAACTCACATCTTAATTCCAATGCACTTTGGTATCGTGAGAATGAAAACATTGAAATCAACAATGGTATTATCAATTATCTTATTGAGAATGTTGCAGATAACATTTTGATTGATAACTATGGTAAGAAATTGTTTGTATATGCGTATGTAGATGGTGTATCACTCGGTAGATTACAGATTCGTAGTGTTCCATACTCACTTCTTTCAACTTATTCATTGGAAGCTGCTGAGGCAAAACATTCACAAACATCCGATAAAGCTAAATTGTCAGATAGTTCAAAGAAATCTGCCCATGCTGTTAATTCAAATCGTTCACTAACTGCTGAATATGCAGACTCAACTGCAGTCAGTAACCGTTCAAATACAAGTGGATATTCAGATACAAGTAGAGCCGCTGGTAAGGCAACTCTTTCAGACTTGGCAACCTATGCTTCAACGGCTGCACATTCTGCCAAGTCCGATACTGCAAGATATGCTTTAGATGCAGGTCATGCTTTTGATGCAGACACATCAGTATTTGCGTATGATGCAGACCATGCTAATTTTGCATCAACATCTGCATTTGCAACAAATTCTGCTCGTTCAGTTCTTGCAGATACGGCAAAAACATTGGTTGATAATTCAATAGAACATCGTAACTTTCAACCAGAATCCGTTAGACTTTCATCACTTGAAGGAAGTTCAACTGCTCCCGTTGGTTCATACGCAGTTCGTGGAACTAACGGAATTTCGTGGGAAGTTAATCCACAACACAGAACAAGTAATGTTCAAGTCTATACCGCCGCCCCAACAAGTATTCCTGGAGATACACGATGGATTGTCAGTCGTGTTGCGGTCGATTACAACATTACATCACCTACAAATCCAGTTGTTGGTCAGCTCATTTCCATCTTCAATGGTTCAACTGCAAATACAGTTACTCTTTTGAACTCGGTATGGAATTTCGATACTGCAATGATTTATGCTATTTATCCAAACCAATCAAGAACACTTTGGTTCAATGGAACCAATTGGGTAGTTGTAGAATAATATCTCAATAACCATGTGTTAATGGAGTTACGAAGTCGCCAGATTATCTCTGGCGATTTCTGTTTATATCCAATGTTTACATATTTATATGTACCTTAAACATGGGAGACCTTAATGGCACAACTAAATGCAAATACTCCTTATGTACAATGTTACATAAGAAAAGAAATAACAGGTTATGATAAACACTTACACGGTTACATATTCGGTGTAAAATCTATGTTAAATTATCCTATGCTATTTCATTTTCAGAGTGAGATTGGTGCTATATTTTGGAATATGCCAATTAGTGCATTCTTTCATAAAGAAAATTTCGATATACTATCAGACAATGAACAAAAGAGATTACAGTTATTACAGACTTGGGATTGTCAATCAACGGCAATATCAGTTTGTTGTTTCAAATTCTTACAACATAAAAGAGTAGATATTTTTTGTAGAGATAAAAAATGGCGCAGTGGAATATATCATTTTACAATAGATGATTACTATACGGATCCTAATGAAATTCATGTTGGTTATTCACAAGACATGGATAGTAAGTGTTATCATTTTATAGAAATGGAAGATGGAAACTTCTGTATTCATCCAAACAATCTATTAAGATGGCACAATCCAGATTTCGTTGTTCCATATGATAAGAACAAACCACCTAAAATACGAATTAACAATCCACTAATGTCAAGTGAAGATATTGACCGCAGTTATGGAAATACTGCTTATTACTTTTACAACAATGAAGTTGATTGATTTGTAAATTATTACATATTTATATGTGATATATTATTAACGGAGTATTTAATGAAAGATTTGGTAAACGAGGGAAGACATTTACAAGATAAATTCAAAGACAAATTGAAAGAGGAATTAACGGGTCCTTCAAAGGCAGATATTCACTATAAAATAAATCATCCAGTTCTTACTATACTAACCATACAGGATGACAAATCTGCATTTTCTGGTAATAGAGGAACAACTCGTATGCAAATTGTGTTTGGATTGAAGTCTCCTGCAATTAACACAATGGCTGATCCAGAAATGCTTATGCGTGATGCTTCAAAAATTGCCAGAGATATATGTGGTAAACTTGATAACTACAATACAACTCATAATTCAGGTAGACCACAACAACAAGGAAATAATATAATAGTTCCGGTTAGAGTTGAACACTGGACAGGTGATTGATATGAAAGACTTAGTAAATGATGGTAGAAAATTACAAGATAACTTTCGTAAAAAATTATTGAAAGAAGATGTATTTCAAGATTTGGGAATATCACTTTCACCAAAAGCAAAAGAAGAAGTATTAACTAACAGACTCACAAACAATCCGCAATACATTAGTGCAGTTCAACACGAATGGGATTTTTTTAGTGTTAATGAAAAAGAAGCAAAATCGGAAGATGTTGCAATGATGTTAGAAAAATTAAGAAAAAATAATTGGAACAACACACCAGAAGATTGGGCTAAACTTCATGTAACAGAATTTTTTGCAAACAAGGAGTGAGTGAAATGGATATTGGTAAATTGAACGGTAAAATTCCAGATATTGTCTATGATGAAATACAATCTGTGATAAATACTTTTTTAATAAATACACCAATTAGATTGTCACATTTTCTCGGCCAATGTGCACATGAAAGTGGAAATTTTAAGTTTATATCTGAAAATCTAAATTATTCAACCAAAGGTTTGATTGCAACATTTCCAAAGTATTTCAAACAACCAGGACTTGCAGAAGCATATGCCAGAAATCCTGAAAGGATTGCATCAAGAGTTTATGCAGATAGAATGGGTAACGGCGTTGAAGGTAGTGGGGATGGCTGGAAATTTAGAGGCAGAGGTTACATACAATTAACAGGTAAAAATAACTACTTTGCATTTGATAAGTTTGTAAATGAAGATATTGTATCAAATCCAAATTTGGTTGCAAGTAAATATCCCTTATTATCTGCAGGTTGGTTTTTTCATAAGAACAAATTGAATAGTATTTCAGATAAAGGTTTGACTGAGCAGGTTATATTAGAATTGACTAAAAGAATAAACGGTGGAACTAATGGATTACAAGACCGTATAAAATACACAATAAAGTTTGGTAAAATACTTGGAGTAATTTGAAATGAATAGAAAAAATGATATGTCCCTTGTTAAATTACTGAAAGAGATAATGATTTCAGAGGGAGATACATCTGGCTCAACTGATGCAGAAAATGTATTAGCAATTCTTATGAGTAATCAAGGAATGACGAAAGAAGAATTTGCTAAATTTTACAAAACAAAAAATGTAGATGCTGTATTTTTGAAAGATTATTTTGCAAGATTTCTGAATGGAAAGCCAATTGATGTTTATTACGGAGCCATTAAGAATATAAAGGCTGAAAAATTACCAGTAAACGCAAAACAGGTTGGTGATGCTAATTTTGGAACAACCCAAATGTGGCAATCATATGGGGGTATCAAGTCTGTTCGTTCAAAGGCAGATGTAATAGGACAAGGAGTAACATATTCTGTAAAAAATGCAAGCACACAGGTTAGAGTTCTTGATGCATCTGCTCCACAGATAATAGCGTTGATTCATTGTGCCATGGATAAAACTAAAAACACTCAAAAGGTTAGAGAGACTATTAGGAAAAGATTGACAACACTAAAAGAATTATCCAATGAAGAAGGCGCAAAATTGTCAAGAATGTTTGGTGGAAAAAAATATGGACTCGGTGAATTGAGAAAACTACTTGATACAAATATGAAGGCATTGATTAAACAATACGATGACAATACCGCTGAAATGAATGTTGAGATTGAAGCAATTTTTGATCAAATTCAAAGTGAAAAAGATTTCAAAGATGCATTTATTTATGAATCATTATCCGGAAAAACAATGTTGGGTGAAAATTCCGATGGTAGAGCAGATGCTATTTTGACATGGACTGCTGATTTTTCACAAGTTAAAAGCCATGACATAAAAGATGTTACAACAAAAATAACTTCCAATTTTAAGATACCAAAGTTTGCATCAAAAAGTAGTGGTGTTAGAATCACAAAAACTATACAAATGTTTTTTCAAGACACTTCAAAAGAAGTAGACAAATTGGCTACACAAGAAAATATATTGATTAAAAAAAGAAATAGTAGACTGATAACAGAGGGTGCCTTTTCTGATTTGTGGAATACATTACAACAGAAAGGAATGGACGTTATTAAAAAATTGATAAAGGCCATAATGGATTTCATTAAAAAGGTAACGGATAAAATATCAGGCGCCATTACTGATTTGTTATCTGTGTTGGGTTTTGAAGTTCAAATACAAGGTGATTACAGTTTAGATGCTTCAATAAATTATGAAAGTTTGTGATTATGTTAGATTCGTTTTGGGCAAGTTTGGAGATAGATGATATATCTGATTTAGGATATACGGAAAACTCTCCGTATAAAACACAAGAACAAAAAGAAGATGTATTGGAAAAGATAGATTGGGTGTTACTAAAATTACATAAGATAAAAGATAAGAGAAAATATGATTATGATATTGTAACAAGTGTAAAAAACAAAATAAAGTTTAACGATTGTTCATTGACTATTAAGGGTGTGGAATTTCTTAATTTGATAACGAATGATTTGAAACAGGACATCTTCTAAAAAGAAAACCCCATGAATTTCATGGGGTTTTTATTTATCATTCAAATGCTTTACTACCAATCAACTTTACTATTTCTTCAAATACTTTTTCAGATTCTTTCATTTCATCAACTTTAATTTTGAATTTATTCAAGTTGTGTTCTATCGCTTGGTCGAATGTTGATAGGTAAGCATCCCCTTTCTTTTTTCTAATAGTTCCAACCCAAAGAATTGCCTGTATCTCCAATGGTTCCATGTTGAATCTTTCTGCAAGATCATGTGTCTTTTTTGAAAGATATTGGTAATTACTATTCTTTGCTAGTATCTTTCTTTTTTCTTCTGTATTCAAATGTGGATAGAAGAATGTTGCCATCCAAATGTCCATTGTAACGGGCATCCAACCTGTTTCTGTTTTGTATGTTGGATCCAAAAGATTAAGACAGAATGATAATATCTTCTCGGATGATATAACTTTCGTGTCCATCAATGCTCCAGTGTCTTGTCTAATGTGTCTACCTAATTCTTGTGCTAAGTCTGTCTTTTGAAATTGATAACCCTTTTCTTTGTACAGTTTCAATGTTCTTAATATGTTTGGCAAAACAGTTGGAAGACTTTTGTTACCCTTAATCATTCCCTTAACGGTTGCTAAATTCTTAAATTCATTTCTTTGTTTTATACTTTGATACAATTCAGAACTTGACATTTGTATCATTCTTAATAATTGTGCTTCTGTTTTTGGATCAGAAAGGTCTCTTTTTATTCCAGTATAAACTTGTGATGCAAGTTTGAAGTTATCTGATAGTCTTGAAAATGATGCAAAAATTCCTAAGAGAAGAAGAAACAAACAACCATCTGATTCTTCCATTGCTGATAGAATTTTTGTATTCATTTCTTCATACCATTTTTTTGCTGCTAATCCCAAGTCCACGATTTCTTCAACTCCATCAAAAACGGATTTGTCTATCTTCAAAACATACCCACCTTCTTCTAATTCTGCAGATGTCATTTGTAGATATTTTGGTTTTTCTTTTTCTTCCAATTCCATTTCAACAAATGGTGTAACATCTGCACCAACTTGTTTAGCGAAATCATTTAAGTCTTGAAATTCCTTTGCATCCAATTCAAAACCAACTTCACCACCTTCAAACATTAGAGTGAAACGTTTTTTTCTTTGTTGCAAAGGTGTTAATTTTTCTTCAATGAGTTTTTTTAATCGTATCATTCTATTATCCTTATCATATTTTTGGTGTATAAATAAACTGCAGCTGCAGCTCCTGCCATTTTTGCATCTGTTCTTTCCCTCTTAGCAACAATAACAGTTGCCAATATATCACCAGATGGTGAACGCCCTTCTCTAACTCTATTTGATGTATCTATGTTGGCTATAACTTTTCCAGTTGTACTTTCTCCCAATCTAACGAATGGTGTAACAAATCTTGCAAGTATTCTTCCAGATGGTGACCGTCCTAATCTAATTTTATCTCGGTCTATTGTGAGTAGTATATCACCAGATGGTGAACGTCCTTCTCGTATTGAGTTTTCATTAAAGTTTAAGAATATGTTTCCAGATGGAGACCTACCTAACTTTATTACATTGGCAACTGGAGTGTTTATGTTGAACCCCAAACCAAATACTTCATTTAATATGTCTTTTAATTTAATCATATTTTTCCGGATCAATGTATGGTATTCCTAAATCCAAATGAAACTGTTTGTCTGATGCTTTATATGATTCCTGTGTTTCGTCATTGAAGTCGGTTGTGTATTGCCAGTTCCAAAATAAATTATCTGGTGTATCAAATCCGAATGCACCCAACACACTTTTTTGAACTACGGTTACATTTGCACCGTTCCAATTTTGTCCTATACAAATAAAACCCGCTTGTTTATCTTTCAGTAAATTTTCTTCACCTAGTGTTGTATGTCTGTTTTCTATCCAAGTCAATCTCTCTATCAGTTTTTGATATTCCGCATTTGTTTGTCCCCAACGGATAGATGCAAAGAAAATAACTATATCTGCTTTGAATAGTTCTTTACTCACCATCCATAATTGATCTTCTTTATCATTTACTGATGCCCAGCATCTGTGATGTCCTGTTGGATTTTTCTTCTTGTCCTTTAATACGGAATCTATAACACCACAAGTATTACCTGTTTTATGTGATACATTGCCTTCACATGGGTATATTTTCACTTGTGGTATATCAATCCATTCTGATTTGTTTGGTATCTGTTCTTTGATGAATAAGGCAAGTTCTGTTGATTTTGGCAATTCTAATTCAACACCACCTGCGGAATACTCCGTGTTAAACGGGTATCGTGTTGATGTTGTTAAAAACAAAACACGTTTCGATGGTTGTAGTGATAGATATGATATGGTATCACTAACCACACCAGATATGTCTCTACGTTTTAGTAACGATGCTAAAGATGGTATTGCCATTTTATCAAATTAAAGTTTAGAAAAATACTAACTATAAATATATGCTAAAAAAAATCCCACCCAAAAAAATGAGTGGGATTTTTCAAAATCAATACATCATGTCTTGTTGAATCGGTTGTTGATTTTTACTTTCATCATCGATATTAGTAATAGTCGCCTCCGTTGTTATCAGTAAACCAGCTACCGATGCTGCATTTTGTAATGCAACTCTTGAAACTTTGGTAGGATCAACAACACCCGATTCAATCAAATCCTCGTATACTTCTGTTCTTGCATTGAATCCATAGCCAGATTGTTCGGATTCAAGTGAATGATGTTCTTTTATCTTATTGACAATCACAGATGGTTCAATACCACAGTTCGTTAGAATCTGACGGATTGGTTCTTCAACTGCCTTTTTAACAATAGAAACACCTATCTCTTGGTCATCATTGTCTGTGTATATCCTATCCAATCTGTTTAGAGCAGAAATATAAGCAACACCACCACCTGGAACAATACCTTCTTGAACAGCTGCTCGAGTTGCGTGTAGTGCATCTTCTATTCTTGCCTTCTTTTCTTTCATTTCAATTTCTGTTGCGGCTCCTATTTTGATTACAGCAACACCACCTGATAATTTAGCAAGTCTTTCTTGTAGAAACTCCTTGTCATAATCAACATCAGTGATTTTTATTCTTGATTTAATATCATCTATTCGTTTCTTAATAGAATCGGTACTACCTGCACCTTCAACAATAACTGTATCTTCTTTTTCAACAATGACCTTCTTTGCAGTTCCAAGATGTTCTACTTTTGTGTGTTCTAACTTAACAGTATGTTCTTCACCAACAACTGTTGCACCTGTTAGTGTTGCAATATCTTGTAGAATCTCTTTTTTTCTATCTCCAAAACTTGGAGCACGGATAGCTGCAACTTTCAATGTTCCTCTCAATTTGTTTACAACCAAAGCCGCCAAAGCTTCGCCTTGAATCTCTTCCGCAATAATCAATAGACTTCTACCAGATTGTGCAGTCTGTTCGAGAATTGGTAAAACTTCTTTGATTGCACTAACGTCTTTACCACATACAAGAATGTATGGGTTTTCCAAAATTGCTTCCATTGTATCTTGATTTGTTACAAAGTATGGTGAAAGAAATCCTCTTGAAATCTGCATACCTTCCACAACATCCAAAGATGTTTCAATGCCTTTTGCATCTTCAACGGTAATTACACCATCTTTACCAACCTTCTCCATTGCGTCTGCAATTAGATTTCCGATTGATTCATCATTGTTTGCAGAGATAGTTCCAACGTGGGCAATTTCTTGTTTACCATCAACTGGCTTACTAATCTTTTTTAATTGATTGGTAATTTCTTTTACTGCCAAATCTATTCCTTTTTTTAAGTCCATAGGATTTGCACCAGCAGTTACATTCTTATATCCCTCTCGGAATATCGCCTGTGCTAAAACAGTTGCAGTTGTTGTTCCATCACCTGCAACATCGTTTGTTCTTGATGCAACTTCTTTTACCATTTGTGCACCAAGATCTTCTATCTTGTCTTTTAGTTTAACTTCCTGTGCAACAGTCACTCCATCTTTTGTAACCAAAGGTAAACCGTATTCTTGTTCAATGATTACATTTCTACCCTTTGGACCTAATGTAACTTTGACCGCATTGGCAAGTTTATCAACTCCATTTTTTAGAGAAGACCTTGCATCTACATCGAAAGATATATTCTTACTTGACATTTTATGAAACCTCCATATTGTTATTGATTATCTTTTTTTGGTTTTAGAATTGCAAATATGTTTGTATTTGGAATAATGATTACAGTTTCACCATCGAAACTACACTCTGTTCCAAAGTATTTTGTTCCGTATAATACTTCGTCACCAACACTAACTGTCATTGGAATTAACTCACCTTTTTCTGAATACTTGCCTGGTCCAACTGCCAATACAGTTCCTCTAACTGCACCTTCTGCAACCGAATCGGGAATAATAATACCTGCACTTGTCACTTCTTCCTCCAATCGTGGTCTGATGATTACACGATCTTCAAGTGGTATGATGTTTTCAAATCCACCAATTTCCATAAAACCTCCAAATTAAATTTGTATAAATTAACTTTCCGATTCGGATTCTTCATCCCAATCGAAAAACTTTTCTTGTTCTTCTTTTTTCTTTTCTTCTTGTTGTCTGATTCTTTCTTCTAATCTTCTACGGTATCTGCCGTCTCTTGGGCGTTTCTCGCCATACCACGGTGTCTTTGATACTGTTCCATATGTCCATCCTTGATATGATGTTGATGGTGTTCTTACAAGATTGAAGTAACAATTAAAACACAACAAACGAAGATTCTCTAAACGAGTATTCCGCCAGTTGTTATCTATGAAGTCTATCAGTAGTGGATAGTTCCCATCAGTCATTCTTGGTTCATCCCAACCACACGCCGCACATGAACACGGAATCCATCCTGACAGTAATAATCGCTTTCGTAACTTTCTTGAATCGTATGCAGGATGTTTACCATCAAGTATATCCTCTAACTTTTCTTTGTAACCTTTGTTACAATCAAATGATTTACCATTCCACTTGTCATCTTTCTTTTCTCTTGTTAGTGGAATACCAATCTTTGAATGTAGTTCAAATAATGTTTTGCCTGTTTCGGAATCAATATGTTGCTTAGCCCACTTCTTATATGTGCGATAATCTACTTTTAGAAATCTGGAAGCATCTTTATTACCGAAACTATTTTGCATTGCATAACGGATTTGTGCTTCCGTTAATATCAAAGGTGGTCTACCCTTTTTTCCATTCATAACATACTATCTCATAACACTAAAACATTGTAGATATAAATATGGTATAATATATCAAAACCACAAACAAATATACAAAAACTTTTGGTAACAAACAAGCAAAAATAAAAAAGGTGAGTATAAACTCACCTTAATTTTATCGTTGGTCTAACAGAGCAAAGTCTGTTATTCGGAAATGGTTATATGGATTAATTGTTCTCTTACGATACCATACGCCCCCACCATCCCATTCTCTACCGCTTTTACCGGAAGATGTATTACCTTCAATGGTAGTTCCACCTTTCCCTTTCCATTTATCAACGAACCCAACATGACCAAACATTGTTGTTCCTCTACGCCAAACCACTACGGTTCCCATAGGAATGTCCATGTTTGAGTTCACAACTTTCGTAGCACGGATTGTCTTGTTCTTCGTAATGAAGTGTCTGGCTAAACCAGAACGAACACGCATAGACTTTATCTTAGCACTATCAAGACAGAATGAAACGAATGCTCCACACCATTGATTACCGGGTCTCAATCCAACTGATTTTAGAAATCTGTTTACCCAATAACCGCTGTTGTTTCCTTCCTCTTTCGTTCCAACGAATCCGTAAGCAATGTTTCTAACCCTTTCACCGTCTGTCTGTTCAACTGTTTGAGAAGCAGAGAGCAGCGGTAAGGATGTTAGCAAACAACCAAATAGCGTAAGCAATAGGATTTTCTGAAAGTATCTCACGAGTCTTCACCTCCTTAATCAAGAATGAATCAACAAACCATGCAGCTCCAACGGCAAGTGCATACTTACTCAAACCAACAGCGAATGTGCTGAAGTTACCATCCCCAAATGTTGCACCGATTGCTATTACGGATAAAACAAGTAATGGTATGAATGTGTTTAAGGTATCTAACATGATATAACCTCATATAATAAATAAAACATAACTACCATAATAAATATGGGTAGTGATTAAAAAACCACTACCCATTGCTTGTAGTCCGGGTGGGACTCGAACCCACACGAAGATTACTCCTCTCAGGATTTTAAGTCCTGTGCGTCTGCCATTTCGCCACCGGACCCAAATCAAATCTTGTATACGAAATTGTAAAACTCTTTCTGTAAGTATTCTGGAAGTCTATTCGTTATCCTATCCTCAAACATATAAGGAAATAATTCCACAACGTTTTCAGTCTCACAATAAATTAACATTTGTTCCAACATTTGTTTCTTTGTCTTATGGTCGCGAATAAGATTGTTGAAATAGTCTCTCAAATCTTCTTCGGTGGTGGATCCAATAGAATCATTCTCATAGTATTCACGGTGTATAAAATTCTTTGCGTTCTGTAATAGTTTCAGTTGTGAATCACATTGGTCAATCCACTCTCTTATCATGTCTGTCGTTATGTCTCTCATGTCATTCTCCAAATACTTCTAAGAAACCACGAATTGCGGATAGAAACTTTCCACCGATAAATAGAAACAGTACCGCATTTGCTAGACCCAAACCAATCAACCAATTTGTCATGCGGTCGCCGCGGTTTTCCAGTATTGCCTTTGATTCTTTCATATTATTTTCCTTTGTGATTGTGCTCGGTATGTTCCAACTTCAAACTTCGTTTGAGTTTGTCACACACCTCACCACTTACTTCTTTGAAAATATCATCCACAGTATCATCCCAATTAGGGCAGTATTCAACACAGTCAATCCAATTAACCACAACACAGTGTCCATCAACAGGTCAACAGTTCTTGGACTATCCTCTGTCCACACTCTCGGTTTACCTTTGAACGTCATCATGCGAATACCTCGTCTAACACACATTCAAATACAAAGTCTGTTCCGTATTCTGCATTCTCCATAGCCAATTCATGTGATGAATAAACACCACGAATCTCACAGAAACTTTGGTTGTAAAGCACATAGACTTTCATCGGTGCCTCCTTAAAATATGTTTAATAAATTCCCAATCCGTGTGGGTTTGATTACCACCACTACGCCGTGTGTTCCAACGGATGCGAACACGATTTATCCAATCAATGAAACTTGTTACACCCAAGACAAGTGCAATCGTGAGTAAAACGGATGCGATGATTTCACTCATAGGTATAACTCCAATACACCGGATGCAAGAGCAGACCATAGGGCATACTTACAAATATCCGCGTGTAACCAAGCGGCGTCACGAGACCATAACAATTTACGGTTTATGTGGTAGATAATCATTAGTACGGTAGCGGAGACACCCGCCCATGCTGCGATAAAGAGTAAGGTGAATGTTAGATATTCCATTATATGATTCCTTATTGATTGGTGATAAACCCAATGGGCTTGGGTGCAAAATGTTCTTGAAGCACTTGTTGAGCAGAGATAAGACTTCCATCATCGTCACGGACAAAGAGCTGTGGTCTATCGGCTTCCGGAAGACCTTCAATGATTCTCGCCATCGTTTGATTAAAGGAACGACCGGAGAGCTTTGACAGGCCGATAAGATATTCGAGACTTGGGTTAAACATGATTACCTCGGCCATCGGTTGCGGTTCCGTCATCGTTGTACGACCATGAATCATCAGATGGTTCTTCGTTCTCATGTTCGGGTTCCACAAAGTATTCGTCATACAATACTCTCAGGACTTCATCATCGGTGTAAGCATATCCACCGAATCCATATTCCAATACCTCACGCCAATCGGGTAGTATATCATTGTCCAATTCAAAGTCAATGATAGCATCCACTATCTCTTGTCTTGTGTAGCCATGATGAAAGATTGTTTCTTCATTGTGTGTCATTGGTCTGTCTCCTTATTTACGGGTTGGTCAATTCTGATACTGTCAAAAACAAGTCTGTGAAATTCTGTCCAACGGGCACCACAACCACATTCCATTTCATAGAAATAAAACTCGTCACCGATACCACTATCAAGATGATCTATGAACGCATCCGAATGACATTCTGGACATTCATTTTCCTTTATGAAATAACCTTTGTATTTCTGTCCAACATCGTAGTATTCTTCAATCCAATCCATTGAGTTATCCTTTATTGATATACAAATATACGGAATTAGTTTGAGACTACCAAAGGATTTTTTACTTTGTTAGTTGGCGTCCGAAGAGCAAGTCTGTATGTGTCCATTGGGATTGCGGTCACATTACGGACATCCTGCAAGTTTGTGTTGAATACCGCATCCTCTTCGGCGTCTCTCTCACAAGATGCCCAAGTTGCATAGGTAAACAGTTCTTGGTGGTCATCTTCAAGTATGACCATCCATTCTTGATAGGTATTTATCATCTATGTTCCCCATTGTAAACTTCAAAAATAACTGGACATTCCTCACCGTTTTCATCTTCTTCATTTTCATAGAGCCAGTCAGCATCCGTGTTCAATATATTCAGTTCCTCAGCAAGTTCTTCGTTGGTATATTCCACCCAACCTTTGACACCAGATTCCATCATATCAAGATAGTATTCTATCATATCGTGAACACCTATATCGTATGGATTAAATCTCTCTGAGTTCCATTCACGCAATGTATCGATTGCCTTTGCCCTTTCAATCCTACGGACAAATGCAGTTCCCCATTCGGGATGTTCAATCTTTGTATAACCTTCTCGCCATTCCTCACCGTTACTGTGAGTAGGCGTAGTCTTTAGTTCATTCATTTTCTTCTCAATTCCTTGCCAATCAATTTGTGATGGATGCGGCATAGACATAGTTTTATTCCTTGTTAATGTTTATTCTATAATAAATGTTTCACTTGTGCCATAATGTCTGTAAAGTTCTGCTATCAATTCTTCATCGTTCATGTTTACCAAACCTTTATGGCTGGTTCCGTTGAGTTGCCAATCAATCCAAACGTGTTCCATTTCACTGAGGTATTCGGTGCAAAAGTCAATTACCAAATCGATTGCTTCTTGTTTGCTTACAACTTTAACTTCTCTTGTTTCGATTCTCATTGTGTTATTCCTTAATTGTTAATGTTTAATTCCAACGGTATTCTTGTATAGATTGTATAATGTCACATGATATAATCATCGCGTGTGTATGTCTTATCTTTGCGTATTCAGCTGCCTTCAGGTATTCCCCACGGATAAGTTCATACCTTTCCGTATCGGGTTCTTCATGGTTCAGAATATCCTTCAATGCATCATAGGTTTCACTAGCATTGTGATACTTTACCAACAAGTCTGTTGCAAGTTCGTATGCATGGTCATCTTGTAAAAACATGGTTCACCATTGGGTAATTTTGATATTCGTAAATTCATTAAAGTCTCTGCGGGTAAAATTAAATTCACCATCGAATGCAGCACCGGTTCGGTGATTCTCAATATACCGCACCCAAGAACGATTTGTTCCAGTCACGGTGCAGTCAATCCACTTGCCTCTACTTGGGCAATACCATTGGAATTTAGTGCCACGCTTAACATGGTGTGACCTTTTGTCTCGGATATGTGGTTTCCTTACCATGATGACCTCGGGTTGTTTAGGTAAGCGGGTCCGTATAGATCATATTCGGCTGTTCCTTCTAACAGATTACCACGAGCGTGTTTTGCAGGTGCCTTGAATGATGCAGCTTTGAGCAAGTCTCCTCGTTTGTATGGTATGCCACTCACAGTCATGTCTTGTAGGGCAACAAAACCCCAAACAGACTTTACTCCGCCGGCAGGACCACGGTTAGTTTCTGAAATAATCTTAGCATACTTGTTGCCGTATTGGACTGAATACAGCCATGTTTTGTTTGTATCAAGTTCTGGTAGTCTATGGTTTACTAAAAACCCAATAGCAGATACAAGACTGGGTGTTTGTGTTGTTGTATTCATTATCTAACTCCTGTATATTCTGAAATTGGTTTGACGGTTTCTACCATTACATGACTGTCAGGAATTCCACGCAAAGTGTTCAAGACAATATGTAAACTTTTTTTGGTTTCAAATTCAAATTCAACATCTGGAATGATAGTATTACCAATGATGCGGTATTCTTTGATATTCCTACCCATCGCTCTCACAAATTCAAATACATCATTGACGCCTTCGGCTCTCATTTTATATGTCATTATCATGGTTGTTATCCTTATAGTTTATTGTTTATCGTGTGCAAAGACCAGCATCAATCAATGTCATTGCGATTCTACCATACCAGCCTTGCAATCCCCAAACATCGCCACTATCAATTAGTGACTGAAATGATTGGATATACAGTTCTTCACTACATTCTGGGTTGCATTCGATATTCATAACTGCATCAATGGTGCTCATGGTTGTTGTTCCTTATTGTTTGTTGTATGTATTGATATAGATACTGGATGTGATCGAATTTTCTACACCGAAGATTTGTTGGAACGAAGCGTTTGCAATGTCACTGGCTTCTCCAAAACTGTAAGCATGAATCTTGCGTTCTGGAATTGAAACTACTTTGTTGTTGTAAACACCAGAAACGGTGACTACATATTCGCGAATGTGTTTTGTGGTTTCCATGGTTGTTTTTCCTTGTGGTTATTGTCTAAAATAATTCATTGCCATGTCTAGCAGACTATCAATACTGGATACAATGAGAACAAACAGTATGATCCCGGTAATGATTACAGTCTCTTTGAGAATGTGTTTTAAGCGTTTCATTTTGTGTCCTTAACTTACTTTACAAATATACGGAATTTTCAGATAAGATCAAAGCATTATTTTTGAAGATGGAATACCTGCACCATTTTTTACCGTGTCCACGGCTTCGGACAACAGAGCAATACGATACAAGACTGATTCCTTGCGGTTCATATAGTCTATTGATTCCTCTAATGTCATTGGATTGACGCGGGTTTCTCTTTCACGGATGAGCTTTGAATAGTCAGACCAAGCATCTGATAGTTTATCGGTTAGTGTTTTCGAGAATAACATGGTTGTTTCCTTTGGTTGTTCTTAACTTACATTACAAATATACGAACTTTTTTTGTAAGATCAAAGCACTATTTTTTATTTTTGTGGAATTGTTTTTGGTCTCAATTACCACCACCTTAACTTACAATACAAATATAAGGCATTGGCATGAAAGATCAAAGCATTACTTTATGGATATGAAATTTGTATTTAGACTGAATCTAAATAAGGAGGGTTATGCAAGTCGTTGATTTGTAAGGAGTTAGTAAGTCCTTTATTTTCAACGAGTTATGGGGGCATAAGAATAGGGTAGTTCCGTTAGAAACTACCCCAGATTCGGTATGACATTTTGTCATGTGTCAATTATGATATTTTCAATTTCATATCATCTGAAAGTCCGTGGTTGTGGACCTCCAAAATTGCCTCCATGAATCCTTCTGAATCACCAAGGTTTTGAATTGACGGTGCATCTGCAAGTTGAATGTTTTTCAAAAACCTATCAAAACTGAAATCAGAAAACTCTAACACTTTTTTGAGGGCATAGATGAAGTCTCTTTTTACAACACCTTTTTTGTTGATCAATTTTGAATTTAGATACGGTCTAACTTCTTGAACATTATCCATCAGTTCTGTTGCCTCTTGTAGGAGGTTTACAACAAACTTTCCATTTTGCCATATTGTGTTTCTGTTTTCACCTTTTGGATATGATTCACCATACAATAAACCAATCGTAGTCCAATGACCAACATTGTATTTGTTTCGGAAAGTTTCGTAAACAGAATAGTCTTTTTTACCCTTTCCTTTCCAAAGTTTCAACCAGTCATTTTCTCTCCATGGTTTACCATTTTGGAATATGTTTACATGGTCAATGGTTAGTCCAGGTATAACATAATAGTATATCTCACCACCACGACTTTGCAATGCCGTAAAACGATTTTGACCATCAATAATTTCATGGTTTTCGTTTACTATGATTGGGACCGGTATGTAACCATTTTTGGTGAGATCACCAAATTCTTTTGAAACATAGTCAAGCGAATCAGTAATTGGGCTCAGCGTCTGGTTTGTTATGTCACGATTGAGTGGCAATAACTTGAACATACTGTAATCCTTTGTTTTGAACACTTGTCCAACAGCAGTTGATCCTTTCTTTGGTTTTTCTACACGAAGTTTCATCTTCTTGTAGTCTTTTTTGGACAATTTTTTTGCGGATGTGTTAAAACTGGTTTCGAGAGATTGATTAGCGCTCATTGCCTAATCTCCTGTAATAGTAAAACAAAAATATAAATGTGGGTGAACACCACCCTTTTATTTCAAAGTTCATATACAAATATAAGTAATTTTTCTGTAAGATCAAAGCATTATTTTTCTTTTTTTTGAACCACAACCATTGGTTGTTTCGTGTTCATCATCTTACATTACAAATATAAGGCATAGGCGTGAAAGATCAAAGCACTATTTTGAGATAATCAAATTCATATTTAGACTGAATCCAAATAAGGTAGGTTGTATAAGTTGTTGATATGTAAAGACTTACATCCGGCCATAAGTCTTTTGTAATCAATGGGTTACTGTGGTTTGATTACGGCATAGTAGCCAGTCTCAATCTGAATATGCAACTTGTCCTTATTCATTATGCCAACCCTACCATCGCCGGTATCACGAAAATAGTAGTTCATATCCGATACATGAATGAGTTTCCAAGTTCTACGGAAATTGTTTGAGTTTTCCCATATACATTGTAGGTAATCATGTATGGATATTATTCCATTATGTTCAGCAACTTCTGTGTTCATATCGTAACCTTAAAATAAATTTGCCCGTCTTTCCGAGCCGTCATCGGTTTGATGCCGATACTATCAGCTTCAACATCACCGAAAGTGTAGTTAGGGCAGGACTTGAACCTGCAAAGTTTGGGAGCCACTTTCATAAGCTGGGGTTGATTCTATCTCACCCTACTGTCCATGCGTTTAACCAATTACGCCACCTAACTAACCGGCATTTTTTATCTATTGAGTGGTTCACCATCCACTCGGTATCTAAAATTATTACTGTCTAAAATAATGACCACGATGTTCAACATAGTCATCCATAACATTTTCCGCAGTTCTTTCCCAATCAATGTAAATGAAGTTTGGTAAATCACTTGGAATCATTCCAGTATCTTCTAACAGACGCATAACAAATGTCTCGTCATCATCCCATTGACCTTGATACATTTCGTCAATATCCTCGAATGGAATATCGCATTCGTATGCCGCCTGGAATACCTCTACTTCATAGGAATTATTATCGGAATAGAATATATTACAAAACTCTTCCAATTCTGTTTCATCTGATATACCAAGGTCTTCTAAATCACCATCGTCTATATGAATATCATATTCACAATCTTCTTCTGTTATATCTTCAAATTCCTCAAATACACCAACATCTTCGGCTTGATTAAATGCAGCTGATACAATGTCATAGTAATCATAGGTGGCGTCATCAATGATAACCTTTTCGGTTGTTTCACCGCCATCCCAACTAATGTCTACACTAATTTCAAATGTTTGTTTGTCACTCATGGTTGTTATTCCTTATCGGATATTTTGACTAATAATGTTTAATTTTTCTTGTATCTGTTTTACCGTTTCCGTTACACGAACCCATTTGCCACCACAATGTAATCGTATGCAATCCAAAGTTTTGGCACCAACTTGTTCTTTGGTATGTTCCATCCAATCTACATTAGACAAATTTACATATACCTTTGAGCCGTAGGCGTCTGTTAGTTCAATGAAGAAAATGTTATTCATGGTTTTATTCCTTACTCGTGTAATGTAAAAAGTAATTCTTCATAACCGTCTGGTACATCATTAGAAACTGATATTGTATTCCTTGCCCAAAGACCAACTAAATCCCGATCTATTCCGCCGTAGTCTCCACCGCCTCTGCCATTTCCTTCACAAGTAAGTAGTGGCAATGGGTGTATCTTCCAACCATCTTTATTCGGCAAAACTCTTTCCTTATCAACATACTGTTTCATGGTATGGTTAATGATATATCGAAATGTTTGTGTTGGTTCTTCTGTATGTAGGTGTCCATCTTCGGTTGTCATATCGTATAAGTTTTCTTCCTTATTTGGTTCGTGGTCTGCATAGTCACCAGCCCAAACTATTCTACTTGCTCTCTTTGCAAGTATGGATTCCACTCTTTCAACAAACTCATTTTCTATCCAAGAATGTTCCATCAACTTTGCACCGTCTCCGTATGACCAAGATTCAAGATGTCCAATAATAGTCTCTGATCCATCTTCGTTTGTTTTATCTTCAAGTAAGATAGGTTTATAGTATTGACCCATGGTTGATATTCCTTCGGTAAGTAAAATAAATTTATTGGTTATCGGTTTGGATATTCAATGCCTTCGTAATTTCTTTCAACTGGTTTTCCATCTTTGTCAAGGAATCCCACAAGTCATCCCAATTATCAGAATTAGGATCATCCATATTGTCAGCAATGTCACGAGCAATTTGTCTTGTGTCAATATCAACATATTCTGCAATGTTACTACCGATATTGTATGGATCAATTTCATCTACACTATGGCGAATATCATCCATTTCATCCTTTATATCTGCAAGGGATGAATTGATACTTGTTTCAAGATCTACAATTCTTACGATTGTGTTCTGCAGTTCGTCTGCAATAATAGGGGCGAGGATAGAGGCGAGGAATTTTTTCAACATGGCGTTAGTCCTTAATGGTTAATAGTTAATGGTTACTGTATCAATTTTGATATACAAATATAAGTAATTATTCTGAAAGATCAAAGCACTATTCATCATTGTTAGTTGGCATTACATCACAGTCCTCAATGGTAATATCCTCCAACTTCATTTCGGAAATATCCTCAATGGAATTGTTCTTAGCAATCTCAATGAATTTATCTCTGATGTCCAAGTCTGTATCATCTTTGGTTGGTTCTATTACTGCAAAGAACCCGTTATAGCCAACTAACTTACTCATATCAAATCCTTTCGGTATGTAAAATAATTATCAATCCCATTCTGATAAGGTTGGACTTCTATCTTCCATACCACAACGGATAGCCAACTCAATGTCATGGTGGAACACAACGGTTTCGCCATCAATACTCATGCAGGTAATACCATTGAGTGCATCCCAAAATCTGTCCATGTTTATGCCA